TTAATTTTAAAACCACCTGTCAAACCAGTTCCAAAAGATCCTGCAGTTGAACATATTGATGCAATAACAGGACAAAAGTTTCAAGCATTTCCTGGACAAGACCATAGAGCTCACATGACAGCACATTTAGCATTTATGGGAACTAATATGGCTAGAAATAATCCACAAATCCAAGCGATGTTAGAAAAAAATATTTTTGAACACATTTCTTTAATGGCTTTGGAGCAAATTGAAATGGAATTCCAAAAAGAAATAGTAGAAATGCAACAAATGGCACAAAATCCACAGATGATGCAGAATCCACAGACAAAACAACTAATGCAACAGACTAGTTTAAAGATAGAATCTAGAAAAGCTGTGTTAATTGCAGAAATGATGGAAGAATATCTAAAAGAACAGAAAGAAATCTTAGGAGATTTTTCAAATGATCCAATTGCTCAACTTAGAGCAAGAGAACTAGACCTTAGAGCAGCAGATAATGCTAGAAAAGAAGACGAAGGTCAGGAAAGACTTAACCTTGACAAAATGAGAGCGTTGATGAATCAACAAAATCAAGAAAACAAGCTTGAGCAAAACGAAGATCTAGCAGAATTAAGAGCAGCTACTTCGCTAACCAAACAAGTTATGGCTGATGATAGCAAACGACACGATTTTGGTAGAAATTTCAAGAAAAATTAATTATAATATTATTAAGGAGAAACATATGATCAAAAAAGCAAAAGATCCTAAAGCTGTTACAGAATTAGGTGTTGGTAAAGATGGTTATAAAACAGGCGGTGTTGTTATCGAAGCTACTGATCCTACTACATCACAAATAGTTGATGTTAAAGGGACTAGAAGAATGAGAGCAGATAAAAAACCTGTTAAAGCTACTTGGTATTAGGTTATGTGGTTATCGGCAATTAAATTAGCCGTTTCTGCTGGCAGTAAAATCTATGCTAACAAGCAGAGAACGAAGATGGCTATGTCAGATGCACAACTGATGCATGCTACTAAGATGGCCCAAGGGCAAGAAGCTTACCAGGGAAAACTTTTAGAAGCTAGACAATCAGATTGGAAGGACGAGGCCGTTTTGATAATTTTAAGTTTGCCCGTGTTGGTGCTGGCCTGGGCAGTCGTATCGGATGATCCGACCGCAATGGACAAAGTCAAATTGTTTTTTGACATGTTCTCACAGCTCCCGTCATGGTTTACAAATTTGTGGATCCTTGTCGTGGCGAGCATATATGGTATAAAGGGTACACAAATATTTAGAAACGGAGGAAAAAAATGAGACAAAACGGAATAAGATCAAATGTAAGATTTCCATACGGAAGTTCTGGCATAAAAAAACAAGGTGCTAATGATAGACTTGATGAATCTTTAGGAGAAAGAAGAGGAAAAGAATCTACAAAAACACAAAGTTATAAATCTAGAAGAGATGAGTCTAGAGGAGCGAGTAAATAATATGAAAAATACAGGAAGAGAAAATCTTTTAGAAGAAGTAGGAAGACTTGACGCTAGAAAAAATCCTAACTCAAATGACAGAGCAGAAAAAAGAAGAGTCATGAGTGAAATAAAAGACGGCTACAAAAAAGGTGGCAAGGTCAAAAAGAAAAGAGGATGTGGTATGGCTAAGAGAGGATTCGGTAGAGCATAATGGCTGGAAAACCTATTAGTAAAAAGAAAAACCCTGGTTTAGTTAAGTTAGCTAAAAAAAATCCTAAGTTAGCAAAAAAATTTGGATACAATCCAAAAAGAATGGTTGCTAAAAAAGGTGGCAAAGCTAAATAATGGCTAAACTTTGCGCAAGAGGCAAGGCTGCAGCAAAACGTAAGTTTGATGTTTATCCTTCTGCTTACGCGAATATGTATGCATCTAAAGTGTGCAAAGGAAAAGTAAAAGCTAAAGATGGAGGATTTATAGCTAGAGGTTGTGGCAAAGTAATGTCCAACAGAAGAAAGAAAACAAAGATTGCATAATGGGCGATTTAAAAAAATGGGTAGATCAAAAATGGGTAGACATTGGAGCACCAAAGAAAGATGGAAAATATCAACCGTGTGGAAGAAAATCAGCTAAAGGAAGTAAACGTGCGTATCCAAAATGCGTACCAATCGCCAAAGCAAGAAAAATGTCAACTGGACAAAAACGTTCAGCAGTTACACGTAAAAGAGCTGCTGGCAATCCTGGTGGCAAACCGACGAATGTTGCAACATTTACAAAAAGAAAAAAAGTAAGTATGGGAGGTTTAATATAATGACTATTAGAAAAACTACCAAAGGACCTGGAGCAAATTACAGACCAACAAAGTCTGGTGCAGGTATGACAGCTAAAGGTGTTAAGGCTTATAGAAGAGCAAACCCTGGATCAAAATTAAAAACAGCAGTAACTGGTAAAGTTAAACCAGGATCTAAATCTGCAAATAGACGTAAGTCATATTGTGCTAGATCAGCTGGACAATTAAGAAATTCATCAGCTAAAACAAGAAACGATCCTAATTCTAGAATAAGACAAGCTAGAAGAAGATGGAAGTGTTAATGAAAGCTACTTTATTAGATGCACTTGAAGCTAGATACGAAGCACAAATATCAGAAGCTGACGCTACATTAAAAATATATTTAGAACATCCTGTTGGAATTGGTGAGCACCCACAACATTTAGATGAAATAGATAAACTGTTTCAAAAAATTGCAGATGCTCAAGAAAAGTTAAAAGTAATTGAAGATTTTAGAGAGGAAAGAAGTGCCCTTTAGATCTGAGAAGCAACGAAAGTTTATGTACGCCAATAAACCTGAAATAGCAAAAAAATGGGATAAAAAATACGGCGGTAAAATAAAAAAGAAAAAAAGAAAGAAGAGAAAATAATGGACGGAATGAACATAGTAATATCAATACAAAAAGACCTTAAAGATAGACTTAATAATATTGGTGACGCAATCCTAGCTGGAGGGGTTGACAATATGGAAAAATATAAGTATCTAATAGGACAGGCACATGCCATACAATTAACATTACAGGAAATCTCTAACCTGCTAAATAACAAGGAGCAAAAAGATGAGTCAGGAAACGTTGTCGACCTCAGTCGAGGAACCAAAAACTAAATCCGCTTTATTAGAAAAATATAAAGAAGAAAAAAAGGAAGAGAAAGAACCTTTAAATCCAGAAAACATTAAGGATACCGTTAGTGAATTACCTGAACCTTGTGGTTACAGGCTTTTAGTTTTACCTTTTACACCAAAAGAAAAAACTAAAGGTGGTATTATTATTGCGCAAGAAGCTTTAGATAAAGCTAGAATTGCAACTAACTGTGGTTACGTTTTAAAAATGGGACCACTAGCGTATACGGACAAAGAAAGATTTTCATCTGGTCCGTGGTGCAAAAAAGGTGATTGGGTAATCTTTGCAAGATACGCCGGATCACGATTACCAATAGAAGGCGGTGAAGTCCGTCTATTAAACGACGATGAAGTATTGGGTACTATTAAAGACCCAGAGTCTGTACTTCATTATATTTAACCCATAGGAGAAACTATGCCAGACACAGAAGAAAACAAAAAATCAGAACAAGTAGTTGATATTGATACATCGGGCCCAGCGGTTGATGTAGAATTACCTGAATCAAAAACACAAGAAGTAGAAACGGATAAAACATATGAAAACGAACGTGAAACAAAGCTTGAAGACAATAATAAGTCCGATGATACAGTTGAGAAATCTGATGAGCAGTTGGATGTTCGAACTGAACAGGACGACACGAAACCAGTTGAAGAAAAAACTGAAGAAAAGAAAAACGAATTAGAAGAGTATAGCGACGGAGTAAAAAGAAGAATTGCTAAACTTACTAAAAAAATGCGTGAGGCAGAAAGGCAAAGAGATGAAGCCACAACTTATGCAAAAAGCGTTTTACAAGAAAAGAATCAACTTAATAAAAGATTATCTACTTTAGATACTGGTTATGTATCTGAAATGGAAAATAGAATTAAGTCTGCTATGGAAGCAGCTGTTTCTAAACTAGGTAAAGCTAGAGAAGATGGTGACCTTAAATCTGAGGTTGCTGCTCAAACCGAGATATCTAAACTTGGATATGAGACTGCTAGATTAACAGAACTACAAGCAAAAGAAGAGGCTAAGGCACCTGCTAGAGAACAAGAAGTAAGAACTCCTGTTCAACAGCAACCTCAAGAAGCACCAATTAACCCTGATCCAAAGGCTCAAAAATGGGCTAGTGATAACAGTTGGTTTGGTACAGATGAGCCTATGACTTTTACGGCTTTTGCTTTACATAAAAAATTAACCGAAGAAGAAGGTTATGATCCTCAAACTGACGAATATTATTCGGAAATAAACAAGAGAATAAGACTTGAATTTCCCCATAAGTTTGATAAGATAGAGGAACCACAGACTAGTAAACCTACACAAACCGTTGCTTCGGCAACGCGTAGTACAAAGACTGGTCGCAAAACTGTGAGACTCACGCCATCACAGGTAGCAATTGCTAAAAAATTAGGTGTGCCACTAGAAGAATATGCGAAACAATTAAACATCACGAAGGAGGCTTAAGCATATGGAAAACAATAAAACAAATACCTCACGTGCGAGTCAAACTAGGGTTAAAAACGAACAACCAAAAGTTTGGGCTCCACCATCATCTTTAGATGCACCACCTGCACCCGACGGTTATCGTCACAGATGGATAAGAGCCGAGTCAATGGGTTTTGATGATACAAAAAACATGACTGGTAAAATCAGATCCGGATGGGAGTTAGTTAGAGCTGACGAATATCCAGAAACTGAATATCCAACACAAAAAGACGGGAAGTATGCAGGAGTCATCGGAGTTGGCGGCCTATTGCTGGCTAGGATACCAGAAGAAATCGCTAAGTCGCGTGAAGCTTATTATAAAAAGCAGACACAAGATAGAGACGACGCAGTTAATAACGATTTGATGAAGGATCAGCACCCAAGTATGCCTATCAATCAAGATAGACAAACTCGTGTAACCTTCGGTGGTACAAAGAAAGACTAATTCTTTAGTAATTTCTAAGTCCAACGAATAAATTAACTAACAAGCTATATAATAAGGAGAATATATTATGGCAGCAAATCAAGTAACAGGGTTTGGACTAAGAATGGTAATGAATCTCGGAAATACTCCGGCGACTTCAGGACAATCTGAATACAAGCTTAAGTCAGGACTTGGCGTTGGTATTTTTAAAAATAACATAACTTCTATCCAAGATTCGGGTGGAGATGAAGGTTATTTACAAGATGCATCTTTCGCTACTACTGACGACGGCGGTAACGGCGGAGCTACTTACTCAAACAGTGGACATGCACCAATTATCGGCGTATTCAACGGTGCCTTTTATGTTGACAACTCTACAAGTAAGCCTACATGGGCTAACTCTGTAGCAGCTGGAACAACATTTGGTACTGACTACAATACAGGCAGCAATGATGGTTGTGCTTATGTAAACGACAATCCGTTTCAAGAGTATGCAATCAAAGCTGACGCAGCAGTAACTCAATCTATGTTTGGAGACGCAGGGTACAACTGTACTAGTACTACCTCTGGTGGTGCAGTCGATCCAATTAGTGGACAGTCTACTGTTAAACTTAACATAGCAGGCGGTGCAGCAGGAACTAAAATGTTTAAATTAGTTAGAAGTGCTGACGAACCTAAAAATAATGATCTATCTGTACTTAACGGCAATGTAATTGTTGTACAAGCTGCAGCTAGTAATTTATATAACTAATAGCGAATAAGGAGAAATAAACTATGGCTATATCACGAGCACAACTAGTTAAAGAACTAGAGCCTGGTCTGAATGCTTTATTCGGATTAGAATACAAAAACTATGCTAACGAGACAGCAGAAATATTTGATCAAGAATCATCTGACAGAGCTTTTGAAGAAGAAGTAATGTTAAGTGGTTTTGCAAATGCTGCTGTAAAACCTGAAGGTCAAGGCGTAACTTACGACGATGCGCAAGAAACTTTCACAGCTCGTTACACAAACGAAACGATCGCGCTAGCGTTTGCAATCACTGAAGAAGCGATTGAAGATAACTTGTATGACAGACTTGCGTCTAGATATACAAAAGCACTAGCAAGATCTATGGCGAACACTAAGCAAGTTAAAGGCGCGGCTGTTCTAAATAATGGTTTCAATGGATCATTTGCAGGTGGAGACGGAAAAGCTTTATTAGCTACCGACCACCCAACTCTTTCTGGATCTTTCAGTAATGAGTTAGCAACTGCAGCTGATTTAAACGAAACTTCATTAGAACAATCGTTAATTGACATTGCAGCGTTCACTGATGAGAGAGGCCTAAAAATTGCAGCTAGAGGAATGAAAATGATTATTCCTTCTGAGTTACAATTTACTGCTGAAAGACTTATGAAGTCTGAAGGTAGAGTAGGTACAGCTGATAACGATATCAATGCACTTAAAAACATGGGGATGATTCCTCAAGGTTATGTAATAAATCATTACTTAACTGACCCAGATGCATTCTTTATCAAAACAGATGTTCCAAATGGTCTTAAACATTTCGTTAGAGCACCTATCAAAACGACTATGGAAGGTGACTTTGATACTGGAAATGTTAGATACAAAGCTAGAGAGAGATATTCTTTTGGATTCTCTGACCCTAGAGGTATCTTCGGATCTCCAGGAACAGCGTAATAATTATATTTTTGTGGCGGGACATAGTCTCGCCACAATTACTAAATAGAAAGAAAAACCATGAAAAAATTCCTAATAAACATATACGCATACGATTATCACGGTAGATTTGAAGTAGAGTCTAATGATGATGCGGTTTCTCTAGAACAAGCAATAGTTGACAAACTAGGAGAAAACAGTATAGTTTGGGAATTATCGGGAATGTTTTCGGATGTTCCTTATCGAATAACCTATGAGGAGGTTAGTAATGATACAAGACCTATACAAAGCAAAAAGGTCCTTGGAGTTGAAGTGGGAAC